TGTCTTCTTGACCCCGAAACACGTAAGACTGCAGCTCATCCTGAGCATTAGTGACACCCAAAAGTGGGCCGATGACACGTCGACATCCACCCTCGGTGGTCTGATCGAACAGCTGATTCGGAATGTTGCCCGCATTACTGGAATCCATAGCAACGCGCAAATCAGACCCTTTCAACATGAAAACAATTCGGCGCCACATAAAGGTACCTCCACCCAAAATATCGATGCGGACCCGCTCCTTATAACCGACAGCAAATATGTCGGAGGAATTGCGGACAGCAGGGTTGGTGACAGGGGTTCGGGTGGTGCGGGCATTGGGAACAAAAAGACAAAGCAAGGGAGAAGGGGAGGTGTAAGGCCCCACAGTAGTGACATTATCCTCGGCAACAACAACAGGCAACATGTTGTCCACCTTCTTGCGAGAGGCTATGTTGAGGACCCGTCGGGTAGTCATTCTTCGTCGTCCAACTCGTCTCCTACGAGACGTTCGTGTAGATCGGCGACGAGATCTTGTAACTCTACCACCGCGGCGGTAAGTTTTGCGACTTCTTCGGACAGGTCGGCGGGCAAGTGACATTCTGGGCAATGTGTACGCTGCGCAGATGAAGGCAGGGGTGGGTGACAGACTAGGCAGCACTCGTGACGTGCGTGATTAACAAAGTCTTGGCAGGAGCGGTCACAAGCGACAGGGTGGATCGTAGCAGACATGATAAATCGCGCATACAAAAAAACGAGGAGGTTGGGGACGGAGGAGGGGTATTTATAGTTCGAAGGACCCGGGTCTGGGTCCGTCTGGGCATATAACATTAACTGCCCAGACTTGGACCCAAGAAAAATGTGCAACAACGAACTATGTCCTCTTTTCGATTTCAAGCACGGTACGCCTTGCTTACCTATCCACAATGTGGAGACCTCGACCCTTTTGCAGTGGTCAATCATCTTGCGGGACTTGGAGCTGAATGCATCATCGGCCGAGAGAACCACGCAGATGGGGGCCTTCATCTGCACGCTTTTGTCGACTTCGGAGTCAAATATAGGACCCGGAACGCGCGTGCATTCGATGTTGAAGGATGCCACCCAAATGTATCGCCTTCTCGCGGAACACCGGAAGAGGGCTATGATTATGCAATCAAAGATGGAGATGTGGTGGCTGGGGGACTGGAAAGACCTTCAGGAAGCAGAGTGGATGCAAATGGTGGCGTGTGGGCTGAGATCATCAATGCAAAGAGTGAGCAAGAGTTTTGGGACCTATGCGAACGCCTGGCTCCACGCTCATTGGTCACTTCATTCACGCAGCTCAGAGCATACGCCGCCTGGAAATTCCCTCCAATCAGAGTCCCGTATGAAACTCCGGAGGGAGTTAACATCGATACGTCTTGGGTGGTTGAACTCGATCAATGGGTACAACAAAATCTTGGACGAAGTGAAACTGGAGGTAAGTGATCTTACACCTACGCGACCTCCCTCCGGGGGGGGATCCCCACAGGTGGGGAACCCCTACCCCCCCTCCGGTCGCGCTCTGGTGCGCTGATCCATAGTCTGAAGCTGACTTCGATATACAGAACGAAGAAAATCACTTGTGGTATACGGGCCTTCCCGAATGGGAAAAACCATTTGGGCTAGAAGCCTGGGAAACCATGCTTACTTCGGAGGCCTCTTTAGCTTGGACGAGAACCTTGATGGGGTTGAGTACGCCATCTTTGACGACTTCGGAGGAATTAAGTTCCTCCCAAGCTACAAATTCTGGTTAGGCCACCAGAAACAATTCTATGTCACGGATAAGTACAAGGGAAAAAAGTTGGTACACTGGGCTCGGCCCTCAATTTGGCTATCTAACTCCGACCCACGTGACGAGCTCGGTGTTGACACAGACTGGCTTAATGCCAACTGTAACTTCGTGTACCTAGATAGCCCCATAGTCTCCTAATTTACCGTTCATGCCAATAAAAACTGCCCTCAGGACTAAACCTGTAGGACGTTTCAGGTGCATCCGGCGTCAAATTCGTAATACCCATAATATCCATGACATACATATCCCCAACACCTCGTAAACCAGCGGTGGAGAAAGGACGATCACCAACGACGTCACTCTCCAAATCATCCTCGTAAGCAATAGTTCGGCGAATAGGATACCAACACTTATACAAGCGCGAGGCACCAGTATCGTTGCCGGGCCGAATAGTGCGGAGCTTATCAGAGTGGACCGTAATACGGCGGGTATCAAGCGGGGCAGTAAACTGATCCGCCCAATCGGTGTCTTCTTGACCCCGAAACACGTAAGACTGCAGCTCATCCTGAGCATTAGTGACACCCAAAAGTGGGCCGATGACACGTCGACATCCACCCTCGGTGGTCTGATCGAACAGCTGATTCGG